CGAGTTTTAGATGGTGATACTATTGACGTTACCATTGATCTTGGGTTTGATTTATACAAGAAAGAAAGAGTTAGAGTTGCAGGCGTTGATACGCCAGAGAAGAGAACAAGAGACTTGGAAGAGAAGGCACTAGGAATCGATGCGACAAACTGGCTTAAAGAAAAATTGGAAACTACCATTGCTGGCGATGATGAGCTCTCTGTTCGTACTGAGCTTGTCGGCGGCACTGGGAAGTATGGTCGGCTTCTTGGGTGGTTATACATTGGGGACGCAGAATTGTCACTCAACGAACAAATGATTACAGAAGGTTATGCATGGGCTTATGATGGTGGAACTAAACAGAAAAATTTTGAGAGCCTACGTGAAATTAGGCGTTCGTTTGGGTCATTGGTCGAGTAACGATCAAACCTATATTGACACACATGGTAAGACTGGTCGGCGTGTATATGCTGACTGGGAAATCCCAACGGAGGAATATTAATGGCTTGGTGGTTAGTACATGATCTAAGTGAGGAATTTATGGAAAAAGAAAAAAAGATAAATGACGAACATAATTGGAGATCTGAATATATAGATCTTGCATCATGGCGTTTAAAATCATTACAGATAGAACTGTTGGAACATGGTCCGAAGAGTTTATCCCAGAGTTGGATAATGCAGGCGATGTATCAAGATTGGAAACGGATAAAGGGTTATAAAGATCCTGAACCACCTGATTGTTCATCTTCCTTAAAGGAATGGGAAGAAAGTATCAAGAAGTATAAAAATGATTGAATCAATAACAGTAGGAAAAGTGAAGACTGTCTTCAGTACTTCTGAACCCAATCAAGTTCTCATACGGTATGAGGATAGAGTTACTGCTGGTAACGGTAGGAAGGAATTATGGGTAGAAGATAAAGGTTCTGTATGTTGTGAAATTTCTAAAATTCTTTTTGAAAAATTACAAGATAGAGGAGTTAAAACCCACTATATCAATCTGAATGATAATAGGTCAATGATATGTAGGAAGGTTGATATTGTTCCATTAGAAGTAGTAGTTAGAAATATAGCAGCAGGATCTATAGTTCGTGAAACAACAATAGAAGAAGGTTATGAATTTAAATGGCCATTAGTTGAATTCTATTTGAAAGATGATGAAAGAGATGATCCGTTGTTAACAGATCAAAGATTGATACAAATGAATGTTATGGATATAGCTGGTAATATGGAAATACTAGCTAGAGATATTAATGATATGTTAAAAGAAATATTCCTAGAGATAGGACTTGTACTTGTTGATTTTAAATTGGAGTTTGGCTATGATTCTAACGGCAATCTACTCTTGGCTGATGAACTATCACCTGACGGGATGCGACTCTGGAAAGACGGAGAGAGTTTCGATAAAGATATTTTCAGGAAAGATAAAGGAAATCTTATACAAGCGTATAAAACAATTTTAGATGATTTGAGGATTCTATAATGTCTACTAATGATAGCATATATCTAGGTAATCCCAACCTGAAGAAAGCCAATACTCCTATGGAGTTCACGGAAGAACAGGTTATTGAGTTTCTTAAATGTAAGGATGATCCTGTTTATTTTGCCAGAAATTATATAAAAATTGTTTCTCTAGATGAAGGTTTAGTACCTTTTAGTATGTACGACTTTCAAGAGGAGATGGTAGAAAGATTTCATAAAAACAGATTCAATATTGCTAAACTCCCTCGTCAGACTGGTAAATCAACTACTGTTATTTCATATCTTCTACATTATATAATTTTTAAGGATAATGTTAATATTGGTATACTAGCAAACAAAGCATCTACATCAAGAGAATTATTATCTAGATTACAATTAGCATATGAGAATCTACCTAGATGGATGCAACACGGAATATTAGCATGGAATAAAGGTAATGTCGAACTCGAAAATGGATCAAAGATACTGGCTGCTTCTACGTCTTCAAGTGCTGTCCGAGGCATGTCGTTCAATATCATCTTCCTCGATGAATTCGCTTTCGTTCCAAACCATATTGCAGAACAATTCTTTAGTTCTGTTTATCCTACTATTACGTCTGGTAAGTCAACAAAAGTAATTATCATATCCACTCCTAATGGAATGAATATGTTTTATAAGCTGTGGCATGATGCTGAAAGAGGTAAGAACGAATACACTACAACAGAAGTTCATTGGTCTCAAGTTCCAGGCAGAGATGCTAATTGGAAAGCACAAACTATAGCTAACACTTCAGAGAGACAGTTTGTACAAGAATTTGAATGTGAGTTCTTAGGATCTGTAGATACTCTTATAGCACCATCTAAATTAAAAACTATGGTTTATGAAGAACCATTGAATAGAAGTAAAGGTTTAGATATCTATGAAAAGGTTATAGAAGATCATCAATATCTAATGACTGTTGATGTTGCCAGAGGTGTATCAAATGATTATTCAGCATTTACTTTAATTGATATTACAGAGATACCATATAAGTTAGTAGGTAAATATAGAAACAATACTATTAAACCCATAGTATTTCCTAATATAGTACATGATGTTGCAAAGAACTATAATATGGCATATATTATGGTTGAGGTTAATGATATAGGTGGTCAAGTTGCAGACATACTTCAGTTTGATTTAGAATATGAAAATTTATTGATGTGTGCTATGAGAGGTAGGGCAGGTCAATTAGTAGGACAAGGATTTTCTCATAAGTCTCAATTGGGTGTCAAAATGACATCTACTGTTAAGAAAACAGGTTGTTCTAATCTTAAAGCATTAATAGAAGATGACAAGTTGATATTATGTGATTATGATATAATTGCAGAACTCACAACTTTCATTCAAAAGAAACAATCATTTGAAGCGGAGGAAGGATGTAATGACGACCTTGCTATGTGTCTTGTTATATTTGCATGGTTATGTACGTCAGATTATTTTAAAGAAATGACTTCTGATGATATCAGAAAAAGAATTTTTGAAGATCAAAGAGAAGCTATAGAAGAAGATATGGCTCCATTTGGTTTTATTTTGGATGGTTTAGATGAAGATACTTTTGTAGAAAAAGAAACTGGTGATATTTGGAAGGTTGATGAATATGGAGATAAAGGTGGAGGAGTAACATTGAACGATGATTCCTATATGTGGAATTATAAGTAATGGATCTTGATTCGGAATTTGGATTAGAACATCTTCTCTTTAAAGAAAGAGAATGTAGAGTTTGTCGTATTAAAAAAAATTTAATAGAAGAATTTTATTTAACTCGTAAAAATAGAAAACCATTTGCTTCTGCATATTCTTATGAGTGTAAGTTATGTACTATAAAAAGAGTCGTTGAGAGTAGAAAGAAAGATAGAGCTTTTGCAGATTGGACATATCCAGATTGGTAGTGTTCACGTGCTGTTTCCCCGTCTGAAAGTTAGTAAACAATAAATAATAAGGAGAAATAAATCTCATAGAGGTAATAAAACATGGCGTTTGCTTCACCTGGCGTTAAAATTAAAGAGGTTGATTTAACAGCAACCGTTAATGTGGCTGACCAGAATATTGGTGTTATAGCTATCGCAGCACAAAAGGGACCCACTGACGAGGTAACTTATATAGCTAGCGAAAGAGAATTGGTTGACATCTTCGGAGGTCCTGACGAATATAATTACGAATCTTGGTTTGCGGCTGCAACTGTTATACAGTACGGTGGTATCGCAGCAATAATTAGACCTGCTGGAGGAGAACCTAGTTCTGGTTCAGACTTGGCACTAAGAACTGCTAATGTCGATACTGATGGTACTACTGATGGTGCTATTCTAATTAATAATCAGTCCGACTACGAAGAAAATTTTCAGACTACTACTGCATGGGTATTTGCAGCTAAGTATGCTGGTACACTTCATAATGGAATTACAGTTTCAATGGTTGACGTTGGTGCTCATCAAGCACTTACTGTAAACGTATCTGGTTCTGCTCCATCCGTAGGAGATTATGTAAGAGTAGATAACGTTGCTAATGGAACAGTTTATTCAATAAGTGGTTCTGGTGCAACTACAAAAATAGAAATTACTTTAGAAGATACAACAAAAAGATTTGTTGGATCTGGATCTTTAAAGAGTCATGGTGGTACTGTAATTGGTAGTATCGTTTCTTTAGATAATAATGATGTTTACGGAACAAAAGAATATGCATCTGGTAAGAAGTGGGTTTCAATTGCTCCTCAACCAGGCACATCACCATTTGTAAAAGCTCGTGGTGGTAAGTTTGACGAATTCCATATTGCTCTAATAGATACAGATGGAAATGTAACTGGTAATCCAGGCACATTAATTGAGACACATACATATGCATCTAAAGCAAAGGATGGAAAAAATTCAGAAGGTATTACTTCATACTGGAGAAAAGTTTTAGAGAATAAGTCTGCATACATCTATGGTGGTGAAGATGCATTGGCTCAAGCCGCTGACATTACTGCTGTTGATAGTTCTACTGGTTCTGCATCTACTGCTTCAATTGGAGACAATGCTGCAAATAATGTATTCCCAATTTTCAATAAAATTGTAAGTAAAAAACTTGGTGCTGGTGCTGATTACGATTGGGCTGGTTCTTCTGCAACAATTTATTCTGCGGTAGAGAATGCTTATGATCTTGTAAATGATCCAGAAGAATTCGGTGATATCGATTTCTTGATTCCAGGCAAGATTACTTCAACTGTCGCATCAAAACTAATCACTATTGCAGAATCTAGAAGAGATTGTATTGCAGTCATTTCTCCATTGAGAACTGATGTAGTAAACTCCAATACATCTACTAAGAAAACTGATAACATTGTTGATTTCTTCAACACAATATCAAGTTCTTCTTACGCAATATTTGATTCAGGTTACAAGTACATTTATGATAAGTATAATGATACTTACCGTTATGTTCCATGTGCAGCAGATGTTGCTGGACTATGCGTTAGTTCAACAATAAATTCCGAGACTTGGTTCTCACCTGCTGGATATAACAGAGGTAACTTGAGAAATGCAACTAAACTTGCATACTCACCAAGACAAGCTGAAAGAGATAGACTGTATACTGCAAGAGTTAACCCTATAGTTTCATTCCCTGGCCAAGGGGTGGTATTATTCGGTGACAAAACTGGACTTTCTTCTCCATCTGCTTTCGATAGAATTAACGTTCGCCGTTTATTCATCGAACTTGAAAAGAACATCGCAAGATTCTCGAAATTCCAACTCTTTGAGATTAATGATGAACTCACCAGATCTTCTTTCAAAGGAGCTGTTGATCCATACTTGAGGAATGTACAAGGTCGAAGAGGTATCTACGATTTCTTAGTTGTCTGTGATGACAGCAACAACACTCCCGATGTCATTGACCGCAACGAGTTCCAGGCCGAAATTTACATCAAGCCTGCCCGCTCGATTAACTTCATTACTATTACCTTCGTTGCTACAAGAACGGGTGTTTCTTTCAATGAATTAATTGGTTAATCTTATAAAACACACTCAGAGGTATAAAAACCATGGCAAAAGGTATTTCAGAATTTAAATCTAAATTGGTAAAAGGCGGTGCTCGCCCCAATTTATTTCTGGTCCGCCTTAACTTCCCTTCATTGCAAGGGATAGTTGATATCGGATCAGATTCTAGTAAGACAGCTACCGAGACTGCGGAGTTTATGGTCAAGACCGCACAAATTCCCGCTTCTAGTCTTGGAGTTATCGAGGTTCCTTATAGAGGACGTATGTTGAAAGTTGCTGGAGATAGGACATTCGAGCCTTGGTCAGTAACAGTCATCAATGATGGTGAGTACAATATCCGTAAATCATTCGAGAAATGGTCTAGGGGTATTAATGCTCATACAGAAAACGTTGGTCAACTCGGTTACGGGGCAGATGGTGGAGAGTCATACTCTAGAGATATGACTGTTTATCAACTAAGTCGTGATGGAATTAAACCAAGTAAGACACCATCCAATATAGAAGCTCCTGGCGTTGATGGATTGGAAGTAGTTCGTGCTTATCGTTTCTACGATGCATGGCCATCTTCACTATCAGCGATTGATCTTTCATACGAATCTAATGATCAAATTGAAGAATTTACTGTTGAATTCCAGTATAATTACTTCGAGGTCACAAAGTCGTCTTTGGAAGCCTGATAAATAGGATTGAATAGAAATTTAATCCTTTATAATAATGGCAGAACTATTTGGATTTTCGATAAAGGAGAGGACAAAAAAGGGGAAGGTTTATTCTCCTGCTCCTCCAGATAGCGATGATGGCACCTCGGCAGTAGCCGCTGGTGCCTATTTTGGTCAGTACTTAGACTTAGATGGCGTTGGTAGACATAATAACGATTTTGAATTTATTCGTAAGTATAGAGAAATTGCATTACACCCAGAAACGGATACTGCGATTGATGATATTATAAATGAATCTATTAGTAGTGATCTAGACTATGCTCCAGTAGATGTAGAATTATCAAATCTACAAGCTAGTGATAAGATCAAGAAAAAAATTAGAGAAGAATTTAAACATATAATTAGACTTTTAGATTTTGATAAAAGAGCCCATCAGATATTCCGTAGATGGTATATTGATGGTAGGATTTTTTATCATAAACTAATTGACTTTGATAAACCAGAAGAAGGCATCAAAGAATTGAGATATATTGATGCACTTAAGATTAAAAAAGTAAGAGAAGTTAAGAAGGATAAGAAAGATTCTGGAGTATCTATAGACACTGGCATGAAGCTGGACTATGGTGAAACGGTTGATTATTATCTTTACTTCCCTAGAGGATATAAGGGAAGTGATAATAATGCAATTAAAATTGCAGATGACGCAATCTCTTATGTACCATCAGGTATACAAGATCATAATCGTAATATGGTTTTATCGTTTTTACATAAAGCGATTAAGTCTGTCAATCAGTTAAGAATGATTGAAGACTCTCTAGTTATATACAGGATTTCTAGAGCACCTGAAAGAAGAATATTTTATATTGATGTAGGTAATTTACCTAAAATGAAAGCTGAACAATACCTCCGTGAGGTAATGGGTCGTTATCGTAATAAACTTGTTTATGATTCTTCTACTGGTGAGATCAGAGATGACAGAAAGCATATGAGTATGCTTGAAGATTTCTGGTTGCCTCGTAGAGAAGGTGGTAGAGGAACAGAAATTACTACACTTCCAGGCGGACAAAATCTTGGAGAACTAGAAGACGTTAAGTATTTCCAGAAGAAATTATATAAGTCATTAAACATTCCACTCTCAAGACTAGAACAGGAATCTTCATTTACTATTGGTAGAACAAATGAGATTACTAGGGATGAATTAAAATTTGCTAAATTTGTTGCTCGTCTAAGAAAGCGTTTTTCAGAATTATTCTTAGATATGTTGAAGACTCAATTAATATTGAAGGGTATTCTTACTCCAGATGATTGGGAAGAGTTAAAAGAAGATATTCAATTCGACTATATCTTTGATAATCACTTCACAGAATTGAAAGAAACTGAGATGTTGACTGAGAGATTAAATGCAGTCAATATGGTAGAACCTTTCCTCGGTAAGTACTTCTCTGTTGATTATGTACGCAGGCAGATACTCAAGCAAACTGAAGATGAAATTGAAGAAATAGATCAACAGGTAGAGAAAGAAAAAGAGATGGGAATAATTCAAGATCCAATGGCAGCAATGGATGCCATGGGAATGGAGGGTGGAGAAATGGCTCCTGAAGGTGGTGGAGATCCATCCGCAGGGGGTGATTTAGACTCCGCATTTTCCTCTATGATTTCTCCAGGCGATTACGGTAAGGGCGATATCTGATAAATAATAGTTGTAATACATGATATTTTATTATGCCTGAACCTGAAGTAGCTCAAGATCCTTCAACGGATGAAATTATAAATGACCCGATTGTAGCAGATATCTTAAATAAAGATCATCATAATGCAAACGAGAAAATTTATAATGCGTTGTATGGAAAGAGCTCCGAATATATTACTGCGAGAAAAGCTCAGATTGCAAAAACCATGTTCAATGGTCCTGATCAAGAGCAACCCGATACGGATGCTTACGATAAGGTAGAACCCATTGTTCAAGTTGATGATAGTCAAAGTGAACCTGAATCTGCGCCAGAAAATGAAACTGTAGAAACTGAAACGGAACAATCATGAAACTTATTGCTGAAGAGATAATTGACGTTAATTTTCTCACCGAAGAAAGTAATGGAAAGAAGAGTCATTTCATTGAGGGTGTATTCCTTCAAGGAGAATTGACTAATAGAAATGGTAGGTTATATCCTATACAAACTCTTCAGAGAGAAGTTCATGCTTACAACGAAAGTTATGTTTCAACTGGAAGAGCTCTAGGTGAATTGGGTCATCCTGATGGTCCATCTATTAATCTAGACAGAGTATCACACAAAATTGTTTCCTTGAAACAAGAGGGTAATAACTTTATCGGTAAAGCAAAAATTCTTGGAACCCCTATGGGTAAGATTGCTGAGAACCTTTTAGCAGAAGGTGTTAAACTCGGTGTCTCATCTAGAGGATTAGGTTCAATAGAGAGGAGAGGTGATGTGAATGTTGTCCAAGATGACTTCATGTTAGCTACCGCTGCTGATATTGTTGCAGATCCATCCGCACCCGATGCCTTTGTTGAAGGTATTATGGAGGGTAAAGACTGGATATGGAATAGTGGAAACTGGAAGGAATCTACTATTACTGCTGTTAAAGGTTCGATTGACAACGCAGACGTTGATCAATTGACGGAGAAGAAGCTAAAAGCGTTTGAAAACCTACTCCGTAACCTTAAAATTTGATAAATATTATTAGAAAATACTACACTTTCCAAAGGGGATTTTCCAAATGGCTGCGAATGTTAAAGAAAAAGAACAAATAGAAGAGTCTAATCCTATCACTAAGAACGCAGAAGCGGGTGATAAGGCTCCAAAGAAATTGACCGATCCTACACCAGGCCAATCTGGTGGAGCTGAAGATCTCGGTGGACCAGTTGTGGTTCCTGACGATCCTAAGTCTATCGGTAAGGCCGCTGCTGCCAAGCAAGCTCATGAGGGTGACAAGTCTATCAAGGCGAAACCTTCAAAGGCATCAGGTAAAGTTGCCGAAGAGGTCAAGGAAGAAGAGAAAGAAGTTATCGAAGAGATTCAAGTAGATGTATCTCAAGACGTTAATGCTCTTCTTGAAGGTGAGGAACTACCTGAACAGTTCCAGAAAAAGGCTGCTACGATTTTTGAAGCTGCTGTTAAAGCTAAAGTCGTTGAGCAAGTCGAAAAGTTTGAGGGCGTTTATGAAGAGAAACTCCAAAAGGAAACTGATTCTCTCAAGGAATCAATGGAGGCTCGTATAGATGCTCATTTAGATTATGTTGCTGAACAATGGGTTAAAGAGAACCAACTCGCCATTGATTCAGGTCTTCGCAATGAAATCACAGAAGAGTTCATCACTGGTTTGAAGAATCTCTTTAGTGAAAATTACATTGATATTCCAGATGACAAATATGATGTGCTCGAAGGTATGACCGAGCAAATTGATGAAATGGAAACTAAACTCAATGAACAGATCGAAAAGAATGTTGAGCTAAACAAAGAACTCGGAAGTTACATTAAAAATGGAATTGTAAGTGAAGTATCCGAAGGTCTTGCTCAAACACAAAAAGAAAAGTTTAACTCTTTAGTCGAGAGTGTAGAGTTTGAGAGTGAAGAATCTTACCGTGAGAAACTAGGTACATTGAAGGAAAGTTATTTCCCTCGTACGCCTATTACTCAGAGTGAAGATCTGGCAGAAGAAACAAAGGAAGACCAACCTCTAAACGGTCCAATGTCTGCTTATTCAGCAGCAATTGATCGTTGGAAGTAAGTTTCCTTCTAAATAATAAAGATTCCTAACAAACAAACTTAAACGGAGTTATACTTAACATGTACAATTCGGAAAAACTTCAAGAGAAGTGGCAACCAATTTTGGAACACAAAGGTCTTGAAGACGTAAAAGATAATCATAGAAAAGCTGTTACAGCTATTCTTCTAGAAAACCAAGAGAAATTCCTTCGTGAAGAGCGCTCAGTTCTTTATGAAGATCCTACCAACTCTGCTGGTACTGGTGGTTTCAGTGGCTCTGCTGCTGGTGCTGGTCCTGTTGCTGGTTTCGACCCAGTATTGATCAGCTTGATCCGCCGTTCTATGCCTAAGTTGATGGCATACGACATTGCTGGTGTACAACCAATGAGTGGTCCTACTGGACTTATCTTCGCAATGCGTGCTCATCGTGGTACAGACAGAGACGGTAACGGTGCAACACCTAACGTATTCACGAATGAAACCTTCTATGATGAGGTTCCATCTGGATATTCTGCTGGTGGTGGTGCTTACTCTGCAGCTGCTGGTACAACTGCAACAAACCCATCAGTTCTTAACGCCTCATCTCCTGGCGCATACGCCGCTACAGGTGGTATGAATACCGCAACCCTTGAGGGATTGGGAGATAACACAGGTGCTTTCCGTGAGATGTCATTCTCCATCGAGAAAGTAACTGTTGAAGCGAAAGCACGTGCTCTAAAAGCTGAGTACAGTTTAGAACTTGCTCAGGACTTGAAAGCAATTCATGGTCTTGATGCTGAAACTGAACTAGCGAACATCCTCTCAACAGAGGTTCTTGCTGAAATCAACCGTGAAGTTGTTAGAACTATCTACGTTGTTGCTAAGCCTGGTGCTCAGTCCAACGTTGCAAACAGTGGTTCATTCGACTTAGACGTTGACAGTAATGGTCGTTGGTCAGTTGAGAAGTTCAAAGGACTTATCTATCAGATCGAACGAGATGCAAACGCAATCGGCCATGAGACTCGTAGAGGGAAGGGTAACTTCATCGTCTGCTCTGCTGACGTTGCTAGTGCTCTAAACATGGCTGGTGTACTTGATTACACTCCTGCTCTTTCAACTAGTGGATCTCCTGACGATACAGAGTCAACTTTCGCTGGTGTTCTTAACGGACGTATCAAGGTTTATGTTGATCCTTATTCTGCAAACATAGCAGATGATCATTACTACGTCATGGGATACAAGGGTTCTTCTGCATATGATGCTGGACTCTTCTATTGCCCATACGTTCCTCTCCAAATGGTGAGAGCGATTGGTCAGGACACATTCCAACCAAAAATTGGCTTCAAGACTCGTTACGGAATGGTATCAAACCCATTCGCAGGTGGAACTACTCAGAGAAGTGGTGCTCTTACTGCTAATGATAACGTATACTACAGACGTACAAGAGTTCTTAACCTCATGTAATTCTGATTACATATCTTCTAAAGAGACCCCACAAGGGTCTCTTTTTTTGTCTAAATAGTTAATAAAAAAGTCCGATGTCAGCTAACTTTATTGCTAATCCTAATAGTCCACAGAATTTTCTGTCGGGGATTGGATTTCAGTTTCAGCTAAAAAAATACCCAAACGTTGCTTTTTTCTGTCAATCGGTTAATGTTCCTGGCATGAATTTAGCTACTACAACTCAAGCTACTCGGATGAATTACATTCCGATACCAGGCGATGAGATAAATTTTGATGATTTACAGGTAAGATTTTTAGTAGACGAGAAATTAAAAAATTATACATCAATTCATAATTGGATTCGTGGTATGGGTCATCCAGGCTCAGGACAAGATATGCAAACATATCTTGAAGGAGATGATTATGATGAGATGCATTATTCGGATGGAAGTTTGTTTATATTAGATTCTAATTTTAAACATAAGTTTGAAGTTAAATTTAAAGATCTATTTCCAGTAACATTGAGTGGTATGAACTTTGACAGTACATACACTGATACTGAATATTTTTCAGCAGATGCAATATTTAAATATACAATATATGATATAGTAGATCTAAGTAAATCTGCACTAACTACTGCTCCTAATGAAACTGTAACTATTGCAAATAATGTTAGTGGTTCACTTTCATCTGGTACGGATTTAGTATTAACATATACTTCAACTAATGCAAGATTTTTAACTATTGATAATGGAGTAGGTACTGTACCTGTAGATGATGGAACAAAAACTATTCCATATGCTACGGTAAAAGCTGCAGCACCAGGCGGTAGTATTACATATACTATTACTGCAACAGGTTTTGATGGTACTACATCTACTGCTTCCACTACAATTAGTGTTCCAGAAAATATAATGCCGACAAGTACGGATCGAACTTGTGTTGCAATTATTGACGAATCATCTAGTCAAACCACTTCGGGAATGGAAACTAAATGGAATACATTCAGAACTAATTGGCCAAATAGAACATTCTGGTTATTAAATGCTAGAGATTATAATGATTCTATAGCAACTCTTAAAGTTCCTCCATCATTTTTAGAGGAAACTGATTCATCCACAATTGACGTATAAATAAGACATGGCTGAACATAACAATCCAATTGAAGTAGGACCTGTACATCCAGGCGCTTTCTTTACTAAGTATGCTCCTGTAACAGGTGATATAGGAACCAACAGTAGTGGTTGGGCATATGGTGGAACTAATAATTATCCATCACCGTTTAGAAGTTTTTATCAACAACAAGTAAATGGTAATTGGTATCTAGGTCCTTATTGTAGAAAAGAAGACGGAACTTCTGGTAGACTTAAGATTAGTATCTCAGATTATATTGGAAACATAGGATTCGTTCAACAATGTTGGTATGATTTTCCAAGAGGTGCATTTGATACAGATGGTAATGGAGATGTATATCCTACCAATAAAGAATGGTGGGAAACAACTGAAAAAGTTTGGGTAAGTGTATATAATTTAATGCCGACAGGTGGTAGTTATTTCAATGTAGAAGTTGCATATAAAGTTAAAAGTGTTAATGATTCTGAAAGATGGTCTCCACAAAATTCTACTGGGGTTTTCGCTACTTGGCCTAGTGTTGGAAACTATTTTCATGCTGCATTAAATTTAGTAGGTGGTCAAACAAATCCAACGATAATTTTTGGAGGATTTCATGGAACTTGTGGGGTAGGTTCAAATAATGGTACTCCAACTCCAAATACTGATGGTGGTGGGTGGATTCCAGATTTAAGTATGCTTCATTCTGGAGCTATGGCTGGATTAAATTGGATTCTAGGTAACAACTCAGAAGCTCGTACATTAACGGGTGCAATTTATAATGCTATGAATGCTACTAAACAAGCTGCAGCTGGAGATGCATTTAGTGATTCAAATAGAGATAATAATTTTGCAACTGCTCTTACTACACATCTAAATGAAGTAAAAGAACTTATTGATGATATTACTGATTGGGCTTATACTGAAGCTGCAAATGAAGAAGCTACTAGAAATGAAGCAATAAAACAAACATTAGAATTACTTGGAGCCGCTCCTATGGCTGGAGACTTAATGATTCAAGCATGGTGGCTTCCTAACTTAAGAAAATATGGAACTAACCCAGATAATTTACCCACTGGTACTGCCGCAAATCCTTATAAATGGAGACCACCAGATCATGTACAAGAAAGATTTGCTGGGTATATGCAAGATAATGGAACTACAGGAGCACCATTAGGATCTACATATGGAGATTTTAGAGATTACATTCCAGGCAGTACCCCAAATAAATCAGGAACTTCTGAACCAGATTGGGGTTGGTATATAACACTCTTAAATAGAGGTGATACAACTACAGTTCCAGTAGTAGATTCAGCTACTAATGAATTTGTTTTTCATGAAAGTTATGGATTTGGTAGGGGAGGTTCAGTTCAATCAGCAGACCCATTCTTAAATTGGGTTGAACAAAAAACAGATCAACAAACTGCTAATTCTGTTGGAGCTTTACTGGATATGTCTCCAGCTACACCATTCTTTATTGTTGGTATAGTTCCAATACTTTTATTAGAAGAAGGTGGTAGAGCAATTAAAGCAGAAAAAGGAGAAACAATTGGAGCAACAAATTTAGATGGATATGATGATACAACTTTTGAAATTAGAATTTCCGCAAAGAATATGAAAGCTGGAAATTCAACATTATATAATTATTTGCTAAACACTGGTGATGCAAATGGAAACAAATTTACCGCAGTACCATGAGTATAACTTCTAACAACAAAACCAGTTTCAAAAACTGGGTAAAGGAATATCAAGACATTTTTGGTCCAGGCCATTTAGTTAAGGATTATATGGGATTGGTAAATCAATTTTTAACCTCTTCCCAATCAGGTGTTACTACTAAATTAGATCAACCAGTTAATATTGTTTTATGGGAGTTTGATGAAACTATAGATTTGACTGGTAGTTTGAGAGAAGGTGAGTATTATTATTTCCCTGCTATACCAGAAGATAAAGTAAGAATAAAAAATGGATCTTCTACTTATACAATGAATTTTGATGCCGATGGTAAATGGAACGGTAAATCATTAGGAAGTATACAAACAATAGGTGATAAAAAAATTAAACTTGTTGGAATTGGTGGTACTCTAGTTCAAACACAAGTTAGTCCTACATATGCTATATCTGAAGATAAAACATCTGTTAATGAAGGTGAGACAGTTACATTTACTGTCACAACTACAAATGTAGCAGATAATACAACTATTACTTGGACTACTCTTGGTACTACTGATAGCAATGATTTTACAAATAATACATATGGACAAGTTAATATACAAAATAATACTGCAACAATTACTAGAACTTTATCAAACGATTTAACTGTCAGTGAAGGTGCTGAAAATTTCCAAATAAGACTCTATTCAGGTTCTACTACATTAGCATTGTCTAGTAGTATTGCTGTAGCAGATACTTCTGCTGCAACATATAGTCTTGCTGGTGCTGCAGCTGTAGTTGAAGGTAATAGTGTAACTTATACTATAACTACATCTGGAGTTCCAGATGGTACTAATTTATATTTTACTACCAATCTCTATAGCAGTGATATATCCCCAACATCAGGAAATATTACAATTAATAGTAATACAGCAACGTTTACTATTGCAGCAGATGTTGATTATAAAGTAGAAGGTAATGAAACTCTTACTGTAAGTCTGCGTACTAATGGTACTAATGGACCTGTAGTCGCAACAACTAGTACTACTTTATCCGATAAACCATTTACCATTACTTTAACACCAGCGGCAACTAGTATAAATGAAAGTACAAGTGCTACATCAAATATAATAATAAACGTAACTTCAACAGATGTTGCGGATGGTACTACATTTAGAGCATATCCTGTTGCTTCTGGTGGTAGTACTATAACATTTGGGGATGGAGGAGATTTTGATGCATCATATTATAATTTTACGATTCAGAATAATGCTGCGACTATTACCATACCTGTTACTAGAGATGGTAGGACAGAAGGATCTGAAGATGTAATTATACAAGTTAAAGATCTTGCTTATAATAATGTTGTTGCATCTACGCCAGCTATTACGATTAATGATACTTCTTATATTGGTATTAACTTCACAGATAAAACTTTTGGACCTATTGATGTAAATCGTGATCT